GCTGTTGAGGAAATACTTACAACAAACCCGACCAACGGGAAAGAGGTTAAAAAATACAGACTGACGGCGCATTAAGCGCCGTTTTTTTCGACTTAGCAGACTTAGTAGAACGCAAACTAAGTCGAAAATACTTATAAATCATAAAGTTAATAGCCGAAATAGCGACTTAGCGACTTAGCTAGATAGATACACATATAGATTTACTCTATTAGATAGTGAGATAGCTATCTAGATATAGACGTTTGTTTATTAAATATAATAAATAAGTATATATACTATCTCTCTATATCTACTAATACATTGTTTTTGAAGGCTTTCGGCTTAGTGGAGCTTCACTATCTCGCACTAAGTCGAACACGTCCGACCAGTTTGCATTATTTAACCCAGCTGGTATTCTTGATTTACTTAAACAGCGGAGAGTGGATATGAAAAAAGGCAATGAAAAGAAAACTACAGAAATACGCAAAAATATTGATTTCCCATACGGCAGCAGGTCCGATATTGATAAATATTTATCTGAGCAAGAGGATTCTTTTGCATTGGAGCTTCCAAGCTACGACTGCGTAAAAAGCTGCGATTACACATTAAAAAATGTGACATTTGATCACAGATGGTGCGGCTGTGAGGATCATGATTTTTTTATTGTGGCTGAACTTGAGGAGTCTGATGCGTCTTATCAAAAAAGACTAAATGATGAAGCCGATAGAAAAAACAAAGAAGAGGAGCTCCGAATTAAAAAGAAAAAAGAAGATGAATTAAAAAAAGAGCGGGCGAGAATTGAAGAAATTAAAAAATTAAAAGACAAACTCGCAGAGCTGGAGCGCACAAAATGACCGCATACGACAACTGGAAGACAACCGACACAGCCGCCGACGCCGCAGCCAAACACGACGCCGCACTTGATGCAGCTCGGGAGGCTGTTGTGGTGACTGGTTGGGAGTTTGGCATCTGCCTGTCATTTGCAACGCAAGCGCAAGCTGACCAGCTTTTTCAGATGGTCGTTGATTCAAATGACCAGGAGTTGCGGCACATGGTTAGGTTGATTTGTGCTGATGTAATTGAACGTAAAGCTATGGGGGTGGTGAAATGAATGAATGGATTAGCGTTAAAGATAGATTGCCTGAGTTTGAGCATGATGCAGGGTATGTGCTGGTTGCCTGCAAGGGCGGATGCGTAGATAAATCATTTTTCACATTGAGTAGAGATTACCTTGCATTATGCAAAACTTCTGGTTGTTATTCAAGAAAGCGGCAAGGTAAAGAGTCTGGTTATTTTGAAATCGCACACAGATACGGTTACGAAATTACCCACTGGATGCCACTACCACCGCCACCAGCACAGGAGCAATCAAAATGACCTACACACGCGAACAGCTTGAGAAGATGAGTGATTGGCAGATTTCTGGATGCGCCGCTGAAAAGCTTGGTCATTGCGTGCGTAATTGGGAATACAGTGAAATCCTGCCAATAGTGCTGCTTTATCCGTCGCAAGCTGATGGTGATTTTTGGGATTTTAATGCGCTTAATGACGCCGTATCTATGTCGTTAATGAAAAAATACAGAATCAGCCTTCTTGAGACTGTTGATGGATGGCAAGCGATAAAAAACAACATGACAGGCATTTCAGTTTATTCAGCAAATGAAAGCGCAAACAGGGCTATAGCTGAATGTTTTTTGATGATGGAGATTGGAAAATGACTGCAAAGTTTACTAAGGGTCCCTGGCGCATTGAAAGCAGAGTGAGAGGCGATTTCATCTTTGCCTCAGAAGAGCGTTTAAATGCTGGGTTTAACATCTGCAAGGTTTCTGGCCCTGAATCTAGCTACAACGCCTCGCTAATCGCCTGTGCGCCGGAGATGTATGAGATGCTTGAGCGCGTGGCAAGAACTCACTTGCACGAAAATAGTGGGCTGTGGATTGAGGTTACAGACTTGCTTAAAAAAGCCAGAGGCGAGGTATGACTTCTGAATTAAGCCGCCGATACAAACAAACCAAGCTATCTCCGGAGCAGCGCAAAGAGGTTAACCGGATTTGGCATCAGGACAGAAAGCGCCACGCAGAGTTTTTTGGTGGGCTTAGTCCGCAGGCTGAATATGACAGGCATGCAGAGAAAAGGAGAGGTTGTGATGATTATTAATCCAGATGCGGTTTTTAACGTGGGGAAGCGGAAATGAGCGAACAAATGCGGGCTGAGTTTGAGGTGTGGTTTGATAAAGAAAAGCGGCCAAAAATCATAAACGAGTCAATGCTCACTGTTATTCGTGAGTGCATGTTTGAAGGATGGCAAGCATCCCGCCAAGCGCTGGTTGTTGATTTGCCAGAAGGTCTTGCCATTGAAGGTACTGTTAGCAAGCACGAAGAGGGATTTGTAGATGGCTACAATGATGCATTGAAAGATGCCCGTGTTTCGCTAGACAAAGCAGGAGTGCCATACAATGTCTAAAGTAGATTGGAGTGAAGCGCCTGAAGGGGCGGAGTTTTACGCTAGCGGCAATTTTTATAAAAGCATGGGTGGCATTAATTGCTGGTTTAGTTATGGCAGCTGGGTAGATTCAATGTACCACAAAGAAAGGCTAAAAATAATGCATGACTACGAGCCGCGCCCAAAAGAATGGCCATCAGAACAACGCATTGAGCAGATTGGTCAGAATGGTGCTGCAGGTGAGCATTATGGCGCAGCAGAATCAACGCAGAGCCACTATAACCAAAAAGAGCTAACCAAGTACCAGCGAAACATCAAAGGCGCTGTAATCGACGTATACGATCTTTTGGTGGCATATAACGTAACATGCCCGGCAACAGCGCATGCGATTAAGAAATTGCTTATGCCAGGCGAGCGTCACGCAAAAACATGGGAGCAGGACATTAACGAGGCTATTGCTTCACTTGAGCGGGCTAAGGAGTTGAGAGGATGATTTATGCAGTTGAGAAAAAGCAAAAAATAAAATCAGGCACTCCGGTTCCGCTTATTCATGACATTTATGGTACTTTCAGAGAGTGGAAGCTGCGTTATGAAACTTGGTGCGTAACTGCTAGCGGTCAAATTGTATGTGAGTGCAAATCTAAGCAAAGAGCGGAACAAATTTGCGCTGCGCTAAATGCTGTTCAGGAGCGCCAATAATGTCATTACACCGCAATATCCGAAAACTAGCCGCCAACAAACAACTGCGCCTGCCATAGCTTGGGCCGAATAGCAGGCAGATAGCGCAAAAAATGATTGCCAGTGGGGAGTTGTTGGCGTTACCAAACGGGCTGTACCAACTAAATGAGGTTAAGAGATGAAAATTAGAATCAAGCGGGCGAATACTGTTGACGTTTGCATAGATGGCTTTTCGATGAGCTATAAGAAATATGCAGCTTTGCTAGACTATCGCGACGAACTCCGCCAGCAATCCAAATGGGACGCAGAGAAATGTCATTCAAAAAACTAGCCGAATCACTTAAAAACATGACAGAAGAAGAAAGAAAAGAGTTTATGAAAAAAGCCGCTGAAAAGGCGGCTGCTGGATTCCATGAGCGCCAAGCTGAAAGAGAAAGGCGATTTATTGCCGAGGAGAAATCAAGGGAGCCAAGTGCAGCATGGTACAATAGAAGTTATGACTTATGACCACTAAAATATTAATCAAGCTCCGCAAAACCGGCCAAGTCATTCACGCCATGAGTTATGGCTTTGGTGCGTATGATGTGAAAGGTAATATGTATGGCAGGAAGTGTTATAAATTTTTAAAAGTGATACACTAAGCAGTCAATAAAAGTGAGGTTTGTATGACTACAACAGTTAAAGTTGAGGCGCATTGCGCGGAAGGTTTTGAAGTTGAAATTTCGGTTATGAATGACCCATCAGGGTATAACGGGCTTACTGTGATTCAGAATGGGCAGTCATGGCAAGGCGTAGTGTACGATGCAAAATCAATCATGGTTACAGAGCGTAAGAAGGATAATGCATCTTAGCTGGTCCGATTTGTTTTTTAGGTTAGTTGGTGTAGTATTTGTTTTGTTGTTCACCGAGACTGTACCAGCGAAAGCGCAGCTATCCGGAAACAACCTAAGCCCATAGTGACGGGCAATTTAGTTTATTGGTTTGGTGTTTGCCGGCGCTACATAGCTAGGAGTTTGCGTCTTCAGGCTTGCGACACAGACACCAAAACCAATGAGCTGAACTATAATTACGTGCTGGCTGCTTAGTCCTATTAAATTAGGTTTGACACTCGCAGGTTCGAATCCTGCCAGCTCATTGCAATTTCGAACGTTCCCCCGCTGCTGTTCAGAGCCCGCTTTATTGCGGGCATTTTTTTGGTTATACTCTACGCAATGAGGCAGTGCCTCGTTAACTTAGAGGCTGTGCCTGTATGACCGCAAAAATTGGCAGACCAACCGCATACACTGAAGAAATAGCGCAAGAGATTTGCGAAAGGCTTGCATCAGGCGAGAGCTTAAATGCGATATGCCGCAGTGAACATATACCGCACAAAGTAACCATCATGCGCTGGCTGTTGTCAGACCAAGAGATTTATGCTGAGTTTCGCAACCAATACACACTGGCAAGAGAAATTCAGTATCAGTTTATGGCTGACGAAATCATTGATATTGCAGATAACGCAAGCAATGACTGGATGGAAAGAGAAGATCCAAATAACCCAGGCTTTGCATTCAACGGTGAAGCTGTTGCTCGCTCAAGGTTGCGCGTGGACACTCGCAAGTGGTTTATGTCTAAAGTTCTACCCAAGTTTGCAGACAAGCAAGATAAAGAGCCGGTTGATAATGAAAAGCTCTATGATGCTTTGGCAAACCTAATCGACAAACTCCCGAACTAATGCAAACCGGCAATCTACAATTAGACAGACAGCTTGCGAGATGGTATGAGCTAAAAGACCATCCTGTGCAGCTTAATTTGCTGACTGCTGTTATGCGCGGCGTCAGATTCCCTCTTGTGCCTGCCGGTCGTCGTAGCGGCAAGACAGAGCGCTTTAAACGCTTTCTGGTGAAGCAGGCAAACAAGATTGTCGGTCAATACTTCGCAGCTGCACCAACGCATCCGCAAGCAAAAAAGATATTCTGGCAAGACCTGCTTGATATGACTCTAAGCTGCACGCACAAGCGCAAGCCAAACATCAGCGACTTGATTATTTACATGAACAACGGCTCTGAAATCCACGTTATCGGATTAGATAAACCGCAACGTATCGAGGGCATCCCTTGGGTCGGCGGCGGCATTGATGAGTTTGCAGACATTAAGCCTGACGCATGGGAAGCAAACATTTATCCGGCATTAAACACAGTCAATCCGACGCGCCCAGACTATCAGGCGTGGTGCTGGCTGCTTGGTGTGCCTGATGGCTTAAACCACTATTACGACCTGTGCGAGAAGGCAAAAACAGGTATCAGCGCTGAGTATGAAGTCTTCCATTGGATGACTGAAGAAATATTTCCAGAGATGGCGGCTAAGGCAAAACAAATAATGTCTTGGCGGCAATACAACCAGGAGTTTCGTGCAGCCTTTGAAACAGCATCCGGTCGGATTTATGACGGTTACAGCGAAAAGAATTACACCACCGAGACTATTCAGCCACATGAACAACTTTGCTGGATGCACGACCAAAACTTTACTCCGCTATCAAGCGCAATTGGAGTCAGGCGCGGCGAGAAAGGCAAGGATTTGTATCTGCTGGATGAAATCGTTTTGACCAGCGCAGTGTCGCGACAATCAGCTGAAGAGTTTGTCGAGAAGTACAAGAACCACCAAAACAAAAAGGTTTTGATTTACGGCGAACCTGCCGGAAAGGCAGGTGAAAAGCACGGGCACAAGTCAGACTATAACGACATCGAAGACGTGTTACGCGCTAACGGATGGAAGTTTGAGCGTAGAGTCAAAGCAGCGCATCCGGCAATCAAGGACAGGCAAAACGCAGTAAGGGCTAAGATTTGCACGGCTGATGGTGTTGTATCTCTTTATGTCAATCCGAAGACTGCTGAGTGGTGCCACAAAGGCTTATCGACTGTGCAGCTGCAGCAAGGCTCGACATTTCAAGAAGACCAGAAAAACCAGTATCAGCACATTACAACTGCGATTGGCTACATGGTGGACTACGAATGGCCGGCGCACACTACGCCACTTGCTACCGGAGTCCGTTTTGGCCGCTGAACTATCCGGCCATCAACCGCACCTGGTTGTTTATCTGCCAAACGACATCGAGCCAGAGGAAGCGCATATAATCTGCTTCACTCAAATTCGGATGCTGGCTAATGGTAAGCCGTATGAGGGAGATTGTGATATGCTCATAAGATTACTGGCAAGAGCTTTATTGGATGCGATAGATGAATAACATCATAAACGACACCGAGCGCAGGACTGTTTATCTGGGCAGGCTAGCTGCTGGTCTGCTCAAGTCAAAGATATTTCCGACACTTGACGAAGCCTATCGCGCAGCCAGGTTAATACTTCTCGACGCTGAAAACATCACCAGCATTACGAAGCTAAACCAAGTCACTGCGCAAATCCGCAAAGCTGTTACTGAAATTGATTCTGAAGGTTGGGCGGCTGTCACCAAGGAAATGGAAGACCTAGCCATTTACGACGCAGGATATTATGCCGGTTTAGTTGGCTCTGCTGCGTCAGTGAAGCTGAGTACGCCGGCTGATGAGAAGATTGTGAGTTACATCAACAAGTCAATGATGAGCCTAACGCAAGGTCAAAAGGTTGATGCCGGCACTTGGGCTGAATTCGTCAAAGCATACAACGCAAGGCATGCCGATGTTTATGATTCAATCGTAAAGGCTGGTTACTCGCAAGGCTTAACCGTCAATCAGATGGCGCAGCAAATGCGTATTGCGACTGATGGCATGTTGCAGAATGAGGCTGAGGCTTTGGCCCGCACAGGCGTACAGCATTACTCAAACAATGCCCGCGAGGCAATGTTCATTGATAACGATGTAGATGAATTGGTTTACGTTGCTACACTCGACAACAGGACAACCAGCCTTTGCGCCGGCAGAGATGGTAAGCGATGGGAAATTAACGATCCAAAACGACCAGCATTGCCAGCACATTACAATTGCCGGTCAGTTTATATTCCGGCCATCGCCATGCAAGATGTCGATACGCGCGCAGCTGTTGGCGGCAAAGATGGCAAAGAAGCCGAAAAAGCCTACAACGCCAAAAAAGAAACGCTAGACCAGCGCAGAGACCAAAGAGCTGAAGACCGTGCAGATGGTGTAGAAACACCCTCAACACCAAGCAAGCCGACTTATCGCGGCAAGAAAGACTCTAACGCATTCAAAGCCGGACAAGTGCCATACACAACATACGACAAGTGGCTTAAATCTCAGCCCGATTGGTTTGTTGAATCAGCGCTAGGCAAAGAGCGGGCAAAGCTATTTCTATCCGGCAAAGTGTCAATCAGCCAGTTTAATGACCTGTCAGGCAGACCGCTAACACTCGCAGAACTCCGCGCACTTGATGGCGGTTGATTGGTTACGCATAACCAAGCTATACTTGACAAAACGAATTGAGGCTGAGCCATGCGGTTAGAAAACATC